AAGCATTACAAGGATAAAATAGGAATAACGGAAATAGAACAAGAACTCAATAAATATAATTCCAAAAGTTGCAATATAGATAAATTTCAAGAATACATAACCGCAAAATTAAAAGCAAACGAAAAATTAGTTCCATTATATCAAGGAGAAAAATTTAGAAGATACAAATGGTATGCTTACATCAATAAAAAACGAACCGAAGATAGAATGGTGAATAAAATAGCAAAAAAATTTAGTAAAGACCATATTATCATTATTGGAGATTGGAGTATAGGAAAGCAGATGCGAAACTTTATTTCCACACCAAATCTAACGCTAAAAAGAAAATTACAAAAGCAATTTCAGGTATATAACATAGATGAGTTTAGAACATCTTGTTTATCTTACAAAACGGAAGAACCTTGTAAGAATTTATACTTGAAATTCAAAGCAGATACAAAACAAAAAGACCGAAAGATACATTCAATCCTAACATATCAAATGGAAAATAATAGGAAAGGATGCATCAATCGTGATAAGAACGGATGTAGAAACATCCAAAAAGTATTCAATAGTTATATGCTAACAGGAGAAAGACCTGAAAAGTATAGAAGAGAATACAAATTCCAATAAGATATACTAACCACTACAACCATAATAAGTTGTAGTCGTCAAATAGTATAATGCCCTTCGGGGTGCATTTGCACCATTGGAAAGAATAATTGAGTATTTTTTATTTTTTTAATAGAAGTTTGTCTCATTTTTCTTTCCGGTCAGTGTAATGCTGACAATGCATTTTTTAATTTATCCGTTACCGATGATGTATTTGATTCTGCTACTGGTCCCGTTACTGATCCTGGCACTGATCCAGTTACTGGCCCCATTACCGATCCTGATACTGATACAGGTGCAAATGGGCCTAATTTCCAACTATATTCCATCATTGGATTTGGCGGGACATTGTTTCCGCTACTATCTGACAACGAATATGGACAAGAATAATTGGATGGACTGTTTGATAATTCGCACGGATTACATGATCCATTTATAAATGTAAATCCAGGAATCAATGATGTTAATTGGTCATTTGGAATAGGAATCGTTAGATTACCACTTGCATCCTGTTTCATGAACGAATAATTACCGGCACTATCCGCAACACACCCGCCATATCCTCTTGCAGTCATAGTAAATTCAATCAAAGTTCTCATACCCCACCCATACTGCATAATTCCAAATGGATACATCTTTTGCATGCCGGCTACAGCTGCATTTATTTTATCAGATGTTTGTGGCGGTTTTGCGGTCGCATTTTGTTGATTAGCTGTTAATGTCATTGCTTTTATTTGATCTGGTGTCCACGACCAAGTACCAGTTGAAATATATTGTTGTGCTTCAGCATCAGTTGCAAATGGCATAAAAAATCCACTCATCATTTGAGTTGCTGATTGCTGCAATTGTGCAATGGATTGGGTGCCAGGAGGAGTACTAGTTTGTTCTGCAGCGTACACATTTTTAGCCCACGCGGGAGGGAAATTTTTAATTGTATCCGCCGACCAGGTATTTGTCATTCCTTCTCTAAATGATACAATTGGCGAAAATATGTATATAAAAAAAATAACAACGCCTAAAAATAATAATAATCGAAGATATATTTTTTTATTATCCATTATTCTTTTTATAGTATAATCCAATATAATATTCTAATTCCAATAATCTAAAACTTGACTCTAATATTTTGATAAACCGTTAATGCCGCAGCAATGCATTCTTTTAAATTTTGTTTAACTGCTCCTTTATCCGAAATATCATGGTATGCAACTCGAATAATACTATCTGAATCATGAGGATGCATTTTTTTAAATCCACAATACGATAGTGTTTTCACACCTTCAAAGAATTTCGAATATAATATATATTCAATGACTTTACCAATAGTATAATCCTCGTTTTTCAAAATAATATCATATGAATTATTCAATGTATTTACAGACGGCGTAATTTCAAGATTATCCGTATCAATAAGCGTATCCAGTTCCTCCAATTTTATAATAATAATCTCGCATGCTTTTTTCACTAAATCATGATTCGTAAAAATACCAACCGTCTGCACAATAAAATCGAAACTATCTGGTCTAATTACCCGCTGTCCGTCTAACAATCGCCAATCTTTTGATTCAAATTCAATCGCCGCCTTATCCAGTCCCTTTTCTTTCCACACATGTACTTTTTTAGTTAATTCAATTTCTTGCTGTACTGGATCTACTGTATATCCATATGAACACGTACTTACCACGTTAAACATACTATCTAATTTAGCATTCCCGATTGAAAATTCACAGGTCAATTGCAATTTTTCGCCAAGAATTTCGGCCGAGATTTTAGGCCGAAGACGCGCAAAATCTATATAGTATCCAGTTTGTTCGCACGGGGGGAATATTGTTCGAGTATCCTTTTCGGATAAATAATCGCCAGTCTGTACATTTTTAATTCTGAAATCTTCAGTCGTTACAAACATAATAGTATCTGTCAAATTTTCCTTGTCGACTTCCACAATATAATTCTGTAATGGCATTTGTAGATCAGTGATATGGATTGGAATACAACTAAGTCGTTGTTTCAATATTTCATTATTTAGCCGTGTTGTATTAATTGTAATATTTGCTTTATTTGATTCATATGGACTTGTTCTAAATACAACTATAGGAATATCCGATAAAAGGGTTCGTCTAATTGCATTTGCCAGACTTACATTTACTCCCGACAATGTAAATGTAAGCGTATCTCCATCTTCCACAATTGTTTGAATTAGTGGATTCATTGTTGTTTTTGTATTGGGTTTTTGGGTATTTGGGTATTATTATAAAAAGGTATTTTGTGTTTATATTATTTAGGTGGTATTATTTATTATAATTAATATTATTAATCAATTTTTTATAAAAAATGAGTTAAAAAGATAATGCAAAAACCTATTATTAGAATATTAGAATAAGAAATAATGGGTTCAATATTATATTATTCGAATTTTTGCGAGCATTCAAAGAAATTGTTGCAAACTCTTTCAAAAACACAAGTTAGTAAAGATATTCATTTTATTTGTATTGATAATCGGGTTAAAGATAATGCGGGGAAAGTTCATATTGTTTTAGAAAATGGACAAAAAATAATTATGCCCGAAAATGTAAGTAAAGTTCCTGCCTTGTTATTATTGAGTAATAATTATCAAGTTCTTTACGGTGACCAGATTTATAATCATCTTAAACCTAAACAAGAAATTGTTACTAAACAAGCAACACGAAATAATATGGAACCGGAACCTATGGCTTTTTCTTTAGGAGGCGGTGGGGGTGGGTTTGGGATTGCGTCTGATCAATATAGTTTTTTGGATTTAGATGCAGATCAGATGAACACTAAAGGGGATGGAGGGTTGAAACAAATGCATCAATATGTGAGATTGGATCACGTGGATACTATTAGCACAACACTAACAGATGAACAGGATAAACAGGGCGGGCGGTCTAGTGGAAATATGACATTGGAACAATATCAACAACAACGAGATAAGGATACCTCGACATTACAATCTTCACAAAAACGATCTGTTGTATAATATGAAGACTGAACAATAAAATAAAAATAACTGTAAAAACAATTTAGAAAAATATTGGTGTATTCTAATAATAAAAAATAACATGTCATCGACCCAAGTATTAACCTTACTTACTGCTTTTAATGATCATTTTATTGAATTTGTTAATGATATTATACGAGTATTTCCCGAAGATCCCGATATTCTGGCAGCAAAAACATCATTTAGTTTAATCAGAAAAGCAAATCCGAAAATGATTGTTAAAATATGGCAAAGTTATGTCATACATAAATATGGGACGGAAATTGAGGCGGGAGATATTAGTTTTTTTGTGAATAAAGATTATGGCGACGATTTAACGAATTCTGGCAATTCTGATAAAATTGTGGAGGCGATTGATCGATTGCGTAATCCGGTGAAATTGATGAATCCCGATGAACAGAAAAAGGTTATGAAATATATGCAAAATCTTAAAAAATTATCCACTATGTATCATTCACTCGTGTAATTTGTTTGTTTTGTTTTGTTGTTTGTTTTTTGTGATTGGTTGTTTTTATTTTTGTAAATAATATAATTTCACCAAGTTTAACTTAAATATTATTATTCTATTACACATATAATAATAATGTCGTCCCCCGATGAACCGAAAATAGAAATTCCAGATGAATTTTCAAAACTTATCGCAGATTTTATTACTGATATTACAAATACTTTTCCCGAATATGCTCCAATTATTAATAAATGGTGGACGGTAGATGATTCTATTAATACAGTATTTAAACATTGTGTCCAAGTTTTTCCGGATCGATTTTTTGATATTTTATATCAAAACGAAGAAATGTTTAGCAAAGAATCTGATGTTAATACGGAATTTTTACCTGGATTAAGTTTTAAATATATGTGGCAATGTGATATTAGCACTAAAACCAAAGAAACTATTTGGAAATATCTGCAATTGATTTTAATTTCTATTGTTGGGTGTGTAAAGGACCGCAATACATTGTTCGGGGATACATCTAAATTATTCGAATCTATTAACGAAGATGAATTTAAGGGAAAATTAGAAGAAACCTTGGAGAAAATGCAGTCTTTATTTGAACGACCTGCCACTACGACAGCAGCAGAAGCAGAAGCAGTAGCAGTAGCAGAAGCAGAAGCAGTAGCAGTAGCAGTAGATCCACCCGTAATGAACGAATTGCCGCAGATGCAAGATCATATTGCCGGTATGTTGAATGGGAAATTGGGGGAGTTGGCGAGGGAAATTGCAGAAGAGACGGCCGGGGATATGGACATATCTATGGAAAATATGACGGATATTAAAGATGTATTCCAAAGTTTATTTAAAAATCCCGGAAAGTTGATGGGGCTTGTTAAAAATGTCGGGGATAAATTGGATTCGCGAATTAAATCGGGGGATATTAATCAAAACGAATTAATTACAGAGGCTAGTGAAATGATGGCCAAAATGAAGAATATGCCAGGAATGGACAATATTCAGGGGATGTTGAGTAAGCTGGGCATGGGTGGAGGTGGTGGAGGTGGGGGTGGAGGTGGTGGAGGTATGGGCGATATGATGAATATGATGAATAATATGATGGGTACCGCCACTAATAATAATAGTAAATTGGATACGACGAAAATGGAACGTAATATGAAAGCGGCACAGACAAAAGAACGCATGAAGAAGAAGATGGAGGCGAAACATGTAGCTGAAATGATCGCCAAGGCCAAAAATGCTGCTATGTCTGTACCCGGATCAACAACAACAACAACAACAACAGCAACAGCAACAGCAACAGTACCATTAATGACGGACGATGAATTGGTTGCTTTTTTTAGCGAATGTGATCGAGCAGAAAAAACACCAAGAAACGCAAATCGTAATAATGCTTCTATCGCTATTACTCGGACCAGTCCATCCATTACCATTACAGCACCAACAACTAACCCAATAACTAATTCAGTGGTATCCTCCGGCGATAAGAAAAAGAAGAAGAAGAAGTAAGCTGGAAACAAAAATAAAGAAAAGAAGAGAAAACAAACAAAAATAAAGAATATTATATATAATTTAGTAGAGAGATATATATAATATAATAATAATGTCAACACAATTTTGGATAAATGACCCGACCATATTATTAAATAGAGAACATATTTCACAAGTATGGATTAGTCCCAGAATGTCATTTGAAGAAAAATTAAATGCAATTACGCGATTAGTTATTTTATTAACTGTTTTAGGATTTTTCTTAACAATGTCTCACGGTCTTGTTCTTTTTGGACTATTTACTTTAGCTATTATTATCGCATTATATTATTCCCGAAAAAGTCAATGGGCTAAAAATGGCGGCGATGGCAGTGGTGAGGGGTTTCAAAATATACCCGTTAGTGAATCCAAAAGTCATAAATTATTGAATCCAGCAACATTAGTGCCTTTTTTAAAGTCGGAATTTGAACAAACAAGTAAAAAGAATCCATTATCCAATGTTTTATTAACTCAAATTCATGATACACCTAATCGATTAGCTGCACCACCTAGTTTTCATACTGAAGTGTATGAAGATATTAATACCAATACTAAAAAAATGGTACAAATGTTAAATCCTGGTATTAAGAGTACTAATAAACAACTTTTTGGTGATTTGGGTGAAAAATTCGAATTTGATCAATCTCAGCGATCTTTTTATAGTACCGCAAATAGTAAAGTATGCAATGACCAAGGCGCTTTAGGACAATGGCTTTATGGTTTCATGCCTTCGGCTCGCGAAGGTAATCAATTTGCACTTTTACAGGATAATCAGAGATATTTATTATATTAGTTGTTTAGTAATAATAAAATAACAAATAACTGTAAAAATATTATATAATTATAGATAAAATAAGATAAGAGATGGCATTTGTAACTGATTATACTTTTTTTAATTCTGGTAGAATTGGAAACGATATTTGCAATCAAGATCAAAACACTATTCAAAATGCAGCACAATCTAATTATTTGCTCCAAAATTATTTTGCAAAGGATTGTTCTATGCGCCAACCCATTAATTTGGCATTAGAACAACCCGGTATCAATTACAACGGTCCTAGTTCTGTCGGTGATGGGGGATGTGTTGTCGACGCATCCTCCAAATTGTTGATCGGGACTATTCAGACTCATCCAAAATGTCGCATTGATTTATTTCAACGCCCATTTAGCACTGTTCCTTTTTTGGGACGTGGATCAGTTGATCCCATTCTTGAATCGCAGATTATGCAGGGTGATATGGGGACAAATAAACGATCTGTCACGAATTTGACGGAAAAGAGTTATATTAAATACCAGAATACCCCGCTCCTATCAAACATTAAAGATCGTGTCACTAACCCCGCATATTGTGTTGAGGGTGTTGCATCTGAAGGATGGATTCGTGGCGGCGTTCCTTCCCGCGAATTGACGCGTGACCGCGATTTTAACAATATGCATACGTCGAATCAATATGCTTAGATTAGTTATTAGATAAAAAGAGATATAAACATTTTATTTTATTAGTATTATTGATACTACCAATAAAATTATATGTCTAACCATACGTCTAACCATAAATACAATTCAACATTTATTTGCACCTATAATTACTATGATCCGTCATTAAATCATGTTAAATCGGTGGATGGACAGGTTGTTAATTTAGATGATTGTGTTGGTTTAGAAGATTGTGCTGATATTGTATACAAATCTGAAATGTTACAGATATTTAATTTACAAGAATATAATGACGATGCTATTTACAATATTATAATAGAAATATATGCATTATTAAAAGATCATGATGAATTGAAAGAATGTATGAAAAAGGTTGCCGAGGTATATTTAAGTGAAGATTTAGAGATTGGATTTTTCGGATTGTTTGCATATAATTATTTTTTCTTAACACATCGATGTATTGGTGAATTTATGAAATCGGGGAAAATTTCAGATGAAACGCTTATATTATTGCGGATGCAGACAAACGCTTAGTGTTATGAGTATTGGTATTTTGTCAAGATATTTTATGTTATGATATGTTATACAATGGCATCTACTCGAAATATAAATACTCCCGGAAATTATTATTTGGAACAAAAACAGTATAAGGAAAATGAAGGATATACCATGTATTCGAATTCACAATACGGCGCGGCATATAATACGCAACTTCCCGGAAATGGAGTAAATCCCGGCCAAATTCCATGGAATCAATTATCTAATAATGCTGTTCAAATTGAATCATTTTTGTTCGGCATTAATTCAACAAATTTAGTTCAAGCTCAACCCACATTATATCCCGAATTTAGACGATTGGAAAGTGCTAATTTTTTTGAAAAAACAGCGACGTTAATTCCTGAACCACTTGTCGTCCAGAAATTCCAACGTCCATTTCCGTGCCCCAATTAATTTTTTTGTTATTTTTTGTTGTTGTTTTTATTATAATATAATATTTCTATATTGTATTATCATCAATGTCATCATATAAAGATTATTTAGGAACTAGACGGTGTTGTAATATTGGCTCACTGGGTCCACAGGGATCTGTGGGTCAGCCCGGTCCTATTGGTCCGATGGGATATAATGGAGTTACTGGTGCTCAAGGAAATCAAGGATCAACCGGTATCGGTTGCCGCGGTCCTGTTGGATCAATCGGTCCACAAGGAAATCAAGGCTATCAAGGAGTACCCGGAACAACGAATCAGAGTTTTACATGGGTAGGACAAGATGCGAATATCTCGATAACAAGCGGGGCACCGGTGACCCGTTTAACCGAAACGGTCGCACTTACACAAGCAGGGAATTATTCGGTCAATTTGAATATATTACAAGAGGTTCCTTCGGTAGATACGGATAGTCAATTGTATTTTTCTATTACCGATTTTGCGTCTAATATTACATATGGGTATGCATTTACCAATGCTGCGGGTTATTCAATGCAAACACGTAGTCCTACCAGTCCTACTAATCAGTATGCGTCATTTACAGACGTAATTAATGTTGCTGTAGCAGGAACATGTGTACTGAATATTTATCAGGTTGCTACTGTCCCACAAACCGCAACGGTTCAAAATTATTCAATGACGTTGAATAAAATAGCATAATTAATAATGGAGTTACCGGCATTGCCACATAAATATAATTTATGTAAAAATGTAAAACTAATTTATTATAATCTTTTGTTTTAGTATAATAAATTTCACAATGAGCAATATTAATGCCAATAATATAACCGCAAATAATATTACTGTTAAGAACACTACCAGTGCAAATATTATTAATGCGTCTACTATTAATGCGAATGCCCTGAGTTCTAATAATATCGATACTAATAATTTAAACGTAGCTACTATAAACGGTCAACCTGCCAACACTGTTATCCCAATATTTGCAAATGGAGGATATTATATTCCATGTCCACCATGTCCCGGAACAGATGATCCGTGTGATGGAATTGAAGGATGTCCGGGGTTTGAACCTGGGCCATGTGATTGTTTTGTATCATTGGTAGGTCCAACTGGTCCACAGGGGATTGGAATTACGGGCCCGCAAGGTAATAAAGGTAGTACTGGTCCTCAGGGAAGTACCGGCCCTCAAGGAGACATTGGAAAAATGGGATTTACTGGAACTACTGGTCCTATTGGTCCAACTGGATCTCAGGGTTATCAGGGATCAACTGGTCCAACTGGGGCCCAGGGGTTAACCGGTCCTCAGGGTCCTGGACCGGCGGGACCACAGGGGTCGACTGGTCCGCAGGGCAACCAAGGCAGTACCGGATCTACCGGCCCGCAGGGCAATCAAGGAAGTACCGGATCTACTGGACCGCAGGGATATCAGGGCAGTACCGGATCTACTGGACCGCAGGGATATCAGGGCAGTACCGGATCTACTGGACCGCAGGGATATCAGGGCAGTACTGGTTCGACGGGACCACAAGGCAGTCAGGGCAGTACTGGTTCGATGGGACCACAAGGCAGTCAGGGTAGTACTGGTTCGACGGGACCACGGGGCAGTCAGGGCAGTACCGGATCTACGGGGCCACAAGGTAATCAAGGCTTTACTGGATCTACTGGGCCGCAGGGCTATCAGGGCAGTACCGGATCTACCGGTCCGCAGGGCTATCAAGGAAGTACCGGCCCTACTGGACCACAAGGTAATCAAGGAAGTACCGGCCCTACTGGACCACAGGGCTATCAGGGCAGTACCGGATCTACCGGACCGCAGGGCTATCAGGGCAGTACCGGATCTACGGGGCCACAAGGTAATCAAGGAAGTACCGGCCCTACTGGACCGCAGGGATATCAGGGCAGTACCGGATCTACTGGACCGCAGGGATATCAGGGCAGTACCGGATCTACTGGACCGCAGGGAAGTACAGGGACATTTCAACCGCTCGGCACAAACTATTCTGATTACGTATATTGGAATTCGTATACAAATGCTTGGAATGTTGGACAAACCGGTGTGCATTTAGGTAGTTTTGCGGGTCAAACGGGTCAAGGAACGGCTGCGGTTGCTATTGGAGTATTTGCGGGAAATAATACGCAAGGTGCAAGTGCGATTGCGATTGGTGCGAATGCGGGTCAAGGAACAACAACAAGTCAAGGAGCAAATTCTATTGCGATTGGTAGTCAAGCGGGTGTAGCAAGTCAAACCTCAGGTAGCATTTGTTTAAATGCGACTGGTGTTGCTCTCAATCCTGCCGCCGCAGGGTGTTTTATCAACCCTATTAGAAATGTTGCTCAAACCAATATAGTGGGATATGATACAACAGCAAAAGAAATAACATATTATTCACCTTCAGTTTCATTAACTAGTTATACATTCGTCGCAAATACTCTCACTCTTGATTTTGGGTCACTACAATTTAAGAACTTTTACAACTCTACGCCAATTACTACAGCAATCACGCAGTCGGGAATAGTGTTCACCAACGCTGTTACAGGTGGGTCATATATGATTTATATTACAACTGGCGTTGGTGGTTCTTTAACATTCAATACTGGAATAAGCAATGTAAAGACTACTTTTGCTACGATATTTGTCGTTCCAGCGAGTTCAGTCGCAGTAATGAGTATTTACTATATCAATTCGGTTTACATTGTTGGAATTAATATCTTAACTTAATGTATAATGAGCGGATTTTTTTTAGTCAATCAATCACCGCCTAGTTTTGATTGGGGGTCAAACTTTATCCAGAGTTCTTTTCTTTCACCGTATCAACTCCGTAATGCGAGTTTAACAGCACCAGTATATATGTCTCAAACTGGCGTTTCACCTTCCGTATATTTTAACAAGAAAGGAACTTGGACTTATACTTTTGTAAAAACGGGTGCTACAACTGGAACGACGAGTGGAACAGTAGGAGCAAATCAATCATTCAGCGACGCAAAAGTAGGGGGTGCTGGGACGCAAACCAATTACGCTCTCACTATTACGGATAGTGCGACTGGTATGAAAACTTTATTTAATAATAGCGTGGTTTGGGGCGCCATTTAAATCTACTCATAATATAAATGATAGGTAGCGACCAACACAAAGCGGAGGACATACTCATTGAAGAATTATAAACGGTTAAATGGTACTACGGCAGGATTTTATGTAAATCCAATAGCTACAACTCAACAACCAGTAGTAACTGTCGTCCAATAGCGACAAGGTATAGTTTATAATACAACATCATATGAACTCACTGCAGGGGAATTAAATACATATTCCGTTTTCTTCACACAGATTTTACAGGGCTCAGACAAGTATTTTGCTCTTACTCCCGTTGGGACGAGTATAACTTTCACCGTTCGGCAGGCGACTTTTGTTGGGACCCTAATACTGCTGCAGTAATAAATTATTATAATAATTTATGCGATCCCACGTATATTTAGTGTAGGACAAACTTAACTTCATCTAATTCTGGTTCTAATACGGTCTTGCCATTTTCTCGTTCTTCTTCTATCATTTCCAGCAATTCGTTATCCCGCCAATCAATAAAATCTTGAACTAACATATTTTTTATTTCGCCTGGTAACGAATCGGCTTTTGTGCACGCATCATTTATCTCTCGAATAATATCTATAAATTTCATATTTTCTTTATCATACCCAGATTTACCGAAAGATACGATCAATGTAACAGTATCGTCTGGTTTCATATTATTGAATGCTAGTCTAATCATTGCATTCTTATATTCACTTCGCTCCAATAAATATTTTCCAATTTTGAAACACATTTGCGCCATTATTGTTGTTGTTTTGTTTGACACGAATTCTTTATATACTATTCAATATATTGTGTATAAAAAGTGGCAACATCATTGGAATTGCACCCCAGAATGCAGACCAGAAATAATTTAAATGGTTATAATATTTACGTAAACTTGGAAATAACATTGTTTTTCTGAAAATAAAATCAAGAATAATTCCATAAATAGCTAAATATGTATATGTTGGTCGAAGTCGAAATCCATATAAATAAATAATATAAAAGATGGTCATCATTCCGCCCGCAATAAATAATGATTCAATTGATCCGTGTTGTATAAAATACGGGGTAAGCCCCCATCCATCTTGACCTCCCATACGAAGATATTTTGTGGCAAATTGTAATAACGCATCTCCAATAAATCCGACGATACATGAAATAGTTACCAAATGTTCGATTTTGAGCATTATTATATTACTAATAGATAAGATAATAAATATTATTATTATTATTATGCATCACCGATTTGCGGTAATTCTGTTGTCATATTATTATTATTGCTCATAATATATTCGATTTTATTTTTTATATAATTTAGCGGAGTTCTTACCACGTCATACGTTTTTTCAATAAAATCAATATGTTTGCTCATTTTTGAACAATCTGTTTCGACGATTTTCATATTTTCTTCGATTTTAGTGATTCGTGATTCAATATTTTGTAGTAATTGTATTATATTATCTAATTTGGCATCAATTTCCATTTATGTTGTATTAGATGATTTTATGGCACATAATACGAGTTATTTTATCGGATATTTGTATTATATGATCCAAATAAAAAATCCGCGCCAGGAAATACGATATTGTAATTACCTGTGATATTATAATGATGCGCCTTATGATTATTTATTAACAAATTCACGTACCAATTTTTTTCATTAATATACTTACGCGGGATTCCTTTTGGGTTACATATTTCGTATGCATCTAATCCATGAGTATACGAATGAATTGTATTCCAAACGAGTATATTGGCTACAAGAAAAACTAATACTGTCATATAAATGACGCAAAACGAAATGTCGTTATAAAATAATAGATATAAAATTCCAGTATTGAGTAAAAAACAAACTGTAAATTGAATAAATCCATCAAACGTCATAACATCAAAACAAATATATTCTATACCATTTTTGATTGTATAATCGGTGTTTGTTTGGATATGATGTAATTTATGATTTTCATATACTCTATTGAATATAGACGATGGTACATGCATAATATATTTATGCGCGAACCATTCTTCAACCGAAGCAAGCAAATACGCGCTAGTAAAAAATATAAAATAGTTACGACACATTATTACGCTATTTAACTATAATATAATATTTTTATATTATATCTTTATAAACATAATATGGCATTTACAAGATTCCATGATGATCCTTGCAGAATCCAAAAACAATTGCAACAATCCACTGATCCTGGAAGATGGATATTAAATGTGCCCGGTAATGGTGCGACACCTGATTATATGGCAGATCCGCATATCCGTATTCAAACGTGGGGTGGGAATTTAATGACGAATTGTGTCGATTTGGAAGGGGAATTGCGAGGGGTTAATCGACCATTAAGTCGCGATTGTTTAGGAAAAGATCAATATCAACGATTCAATGTACCTTCTGCCCCCATTCAATATCCCACAAATTCAAGCATGTATACCGAAGAATCGCGAGCTATATTACCAGCATGGCAGTTTCGTGATTTAGAACAGGTGGATTGGTATTATCCACCATTAAATCCACAAGAAAATACGTGCATGCCTTTTACCAATAACTTAAGCACCCGTATTTTAGAAAAGGATTATTATGTTGCACAAATTCCGTGCATTTACATAAATCCGTCAAATCAATTACCCTTACCTATGGCACCGGTTAAAGGTAAATATGTCGGGGGAACTGAAATATGCACCACCACAAACGGATGTGATGCCGTTTCTAATCCCAATCCTAATCCCAAGAAATAGACGGGTTGAAATAAAAAATAAGAAGAAATAAAATAATAAATTTATATTTATATCATATAAATATCTATTATAAACATAATATAATAAACAATAATGGAAATCGGATTAACTTTATTAGGATTAGGCGCCGCATATGTTATTTCGAATCAGTCGCCATCGTCATCAAATAAATCATCGGGGCATTCACATAACAATAAAAATAAATATACTAAAGAAAATTTCGCTAATTTAAAACAACAGAATACAAATTATTTACCGAATACTGATATTCCTATCCAAAATTATCCAGTTACCAATGTAAACGCATTATCCAACAATATTAATGGATACAATAATCCAAATCAAGCAACCGATAAATATTTCGATCAAAATAATTATACAAATAATCAAAATGCCGGGGTTAAAGTAGGAAATAATATTCAACAAGTCTATTCTTTAACCGGACAATATGTAGATACTTCGAATTTTGAACATAATAATATGGTTCCTTTCTACGGCGGAAAAATTAAGGGACAAGTTTATAATGTCGATAATACTGAAACTATTTTGGATAATATGATTGGTTCTGGATCTCAAGTTATTAAAAAAATCGAACAAGCACCATTGTTTAAACCACAAGATAATATGCAATTTGCAAACGGCGCGCCAAATATGAGCGACTTCTACCAGTCTCGGGTCAATCCCGCTATGAAAAACAGCAATGTTAAACCATTTGAATCGATTTATGTCGGTCCCGGGTTAAATCAAGGATTTACTGCCGAAGGAAGTCTCGGATATAATTCCGGCATGGAAGCACGCGATTCATGGTTACCCAAAACCGTCGACGAACTCCGCGTTTCCACCAATCCTAAATTGGAATATACTTTAGAAGATCATCAGGGTCCATCTTATTCAAATGTTAAAAATGTAGGACAAATTGGGAAAGTTGAGAAGTATCATCCCGACACATTTTTTATTCAAACCCAAGATCGTTGGCTCACCACTACCGGGCAAGAAAAGGGCGAAACATTACGCCCCATCCAAGAAGACAGACCTACTGCGCGCGCCGCACAAACTCGGTCGTATACCGGTGTTGCTGCTCCATCTGAAAAAAATGCAGGGTACGCTGAATCACAATACGAACAACCTCGTCGTCCAGTTCTTCAAGTAAGTGATATTGGTCCATCTGCCGCGCAAAATCGCGGATCGCATGTAGATAAAGATAATGCGCAACGCAGTCATACTAATTATACAAATAATCGCGCGGTATTAAGACAGCCGGATACACTTAGAAGTGGATTTAGTGGAGCTATTGGCGCGGTAATTGCGCCACTTATGGATATTTTCAAACCTATTCGCCGTGAAGAATATGTTTCGAATATTCGTATCTATGGCGATGCCGTTTCACAGACAAAACAGAATTATGTGATGAGTCCCGGCGATGTTCCTATTACCACCGTCAAAGAAACTACCGTATATTCTCCCAATTTCTATATCGGAAATCAAATCGAAGGAGGCGGGTATATGACGGCAGAACAACAGGCGATTAGTAATCAACGCGATACAACATTGTGCGGGGATATTGGAAATCCCGGCGGTAATTCAGCGGGATGGGGGAATATGAATTATGATAGTGCATATATGCAGACTAATAATGAATCGAAAGAGAAGGCGGTTGTCAGTCGAACGAATCACGGAAATACACAAGTGTTTAATCAACAAATGAATGTGAATATTGCCCGAATCGATGGTGATCGCAATAATACGCGAACTTTTGTTCCTACTAATATGCCACAAATGCCTATTGGAAAAGAACAGTACGGGAAAATCCACGCTCCTCAATATTATAATGAATGTGTCGGATGTGATCGTATTTCGCCTGATATTTTGTCGGCGTTTAAGAGTAATCCGTATACTCACAGTCTAACAGATTGCGTGTAAATTTGCGGTTGTTGTTGTTGGGTTGTCGTGGGTTGAAAATTGGGCTTCAACAGTTGTCGAATAATCTTATATAATCGAATCCTAAAAAAACAATAATATATTATTATCGTAAAAGATCTTAAATACAATTCATTTATAACAAATAAGCACAGGACCGAAAATGACACATGTGTCATTTTCGGTACGATGTAGGTTAAACGAGAAAGGGTGTAAAACGCACAAATATAATAAAAATTGATTCAAATTTATTTATTTTTTATAACATTATAACAAATAAATTATGGATACTAATATTAATGGTATAATTTACAAAATATCTTTTCCAAATGGCAAAAATTATATAGGACTAACTAAACGCGTTATTAAAAAACGACAAGGAGAGCATAAATGTGATTCTAAATCAGGTAATACTAGATGTCTTTACAATGCGCTCAGAAAATATAAGGATAATCTTGAAATGGCTTTCTGTGAAGTAATTGATACTGCTAGTTCATCAGAAGAACTATGTGAAAAAGAAAAAATGTATATACAAAAATATAATTCTTATTATATTCATGGTAATGGATATAATATGACATATGGCGGAGAAGGAACTCATGGATACATTTTCACAGAAGAAGATAAAAAGAATATGAGTAAAAGTCAAAAAAAAAGATTTGAAAACCTAGAAGAAAGAGAAAAACTTGCATTGCAATCAAGAAACTATTGGAATGAAAATGAAGAAGCAAAAGAAAAAATGAGACAATTAAAAAATGAACAGTGTACCGAAGAATGGCGAGAAAAACAAAGTGAAACATTAAAAAATACATATAAAAATAATCCAGAATTATCTAAACAACATAGCAAAAGAATGAAACAAATGTTTATAGATAATCCAGAATTAACTAAGCAACATAGCAAAAGAATGAAACAAGTGTTTATAGATAATCCAGAATTAGCTAAGCAACATAGCAAAAAAATGAAACAACTGTTTATAGATAATCCAGAACAACGAATAAAAAATGGCGAAGCGCAAAAACAACGATTTGAAAGACCAGAAGAAAAAGAAAAATTAAGTAAAATACATAAGCAAAGATTTCAAGATAATCCAAACGCTAAAATAAATAAAAATATGTCATGTAAACCGTTTAATGTTTATGATAAAAAAACAAATAAATTAATTGGTTCTTATAACTACATGTTTCAAGCGGTTGACGACATTAAGACAAAATTCAACATTATATTGTATACTACTAATATAAGCAAACTATTAAATGGTAAAGGAAAAACCGCAAAGGGGTTAATCTTTAAATACGCAGATAATAATGTTAGTGAAAACATAGATAATGTTAGTGAAAACATAATATAAAATTAATTTATAATATGCGCATTTTAAATGAGAAAAGGTGTAAAACCATTTAAAATAACTAACAAAAAAATAATAGAAATGAAAATAAGACATATGCGCGATTTAACACTTGAACTAATTGAAAAAGGATCACGATAATTTTTAACCTATAAGCCACCAAAATTGACATATGTGTCATTTTGGTAAATATTTTATCATCATACATGATCATAAAATATTCGTTAATATGAAGTATCAATTATTCCAGATAAGTAATATGGTATAACCGATGTAGGATAAGTATAATATTATCGTTAGATTTGGATATAAAAAATATATGTTATTATTATTCACATATTCAAATGCAAAAGTCTAATAATGATAATCAATTAAAAATTCATGAAGATATAATGAATAAATTACACTATTTTCATAATATCCATAAAATTCCCAATATTATTTTTCATGGTCAAACAGGATGCGGGAAAAGAACCATTGTCAAGAATTTTATAAATATGATTTATAATGGTGATAAAGAACGAATTAAATCTTTTGTGATGCATGTGAATTGTGCTCACGGAAAAGGAATTAAATTTATTCGCGACGATTTGAAATTTTTTGCGAAAACGCATATTCACAGTAATGGCGGTGATATTTTTAAAAGTATTGTTTTATTGAACGCGGATAAATTAACGAATGATGCGCAATCTGCTATGCGAAGATGCATTGAATTATTTAGTCATAATACACGATTTTTTATTATCGTGGAAGACAAATATAAGTTATTGAAACCTATTTTATCGAGATTTTGTGAAATATATATTCCTGAACCAACTGCTACCATAACGAATTTATATAAATATAATTTGGAAGAAACATTTAAATTAAAAGACGTTAAAACATTACGCGTCGATTGGTTGAAAAAAGAACTGTTGAAATTGATTGATAGTGTGGGTAAGTGTGCTGGGGGTAAGTGTGCTGGGGGTAAGTGTGCTGGGGGTAACCTAATAAGTTTTTCGGAGAAATTGTATGAAAAAGGTTATAGTGGTCTGGATTTAATACAATTGATTGAAAATCGTAAATGTTTCACCGATATTTTACCCGACAAAAAAAGATATGAGCTTTTATTTGCATTAAATAAAGTACGAAAAGAATTCCGAAGTGAAAAATTATTAATTATGTTTATTTTGAAATTTTTAATTTTGGATGAATCAAATACCAATTTAGAAAATATGTCATTTATTTGAAATTGTTGTCGCTATATAATATATATATATATATATATATATATATATATAGTATAATATTGAATGGATGGACCGGGTCAAGTTCAAAAGAATTTTTGGCATATTTACTTAATAAGGATGCTTCGGGTTCTGAAGGTGGTATATTTTATAAGTTAGGGTATGGAATGGGTGAGCGAAATAAACCAAATAAAATGGCGGCTGATATGGATTTAAGATATAAAAAATATATTAATGAAATTAATCGGTTATTTCACGACATACCGCCAACTACCGTAGATATATATGTGTATAGAGGTATGGCAGATGATTTTTGGAATATATATAATGACGCACGTATAGGCAGTATAATTGAAAACAAGGTTTATACCCCAACCACTATGCAATATTATACGGCTAATCGATATACAACCGCATTTAAAGAAAAAACGGGCGAGTCTGCGCCATTACCTAATTCGAAAGGAATAATTCGAATAATTATACCAGCCGGTTCACATATATTACCATTATTGGATTGGTTTAAGTTTTCCCCGGTTAATGCAATGTTTGACACCGAATATGAAATATTACTTCATTATAATGGTTCATTAACTAAAATTAGTAATGAAGACCATTTAGATGTTACTCCAACATTTAGATATAATGACCCTAGGCATATACCAATATTTACAGATGAAGAATTAAAAAAATCACACAATAAAATGGGAGGAGCAAATCGTAAAACAAAGCCTTGGAAATATAAAAAACACCTACATAAAAAATCGAAGCGTTATAACCATCCAAAAAATATATTTCCATAAAATATTATGGACGATTTCGGAGTAAGTGGATTACATGAATCGAAAAACGAATGGGCTTCACGATTAGTTACTATTTTAACTCCATTAGTCGGTGAAGGCGTGAAATCGATTTTTGATGAAGCTGTGAAATTGTGTAAAGAAAACAGTGAAATGGATAAATATTTAATGACATTTCAAAATTTCATTAGCCGAATTCCCAAATGGAATGCAACTATTATTGAAACCGAAAAAAATCGAATTGTTGAAAGAAGTTCTTGTGGATATTTAGAAGATTTAGTTACGTGTGTTCATATTATTCAATTGAAATTATTGAGTGCTGTACGTGTCGGTCAAAAACAAAAGAAAATCGATGTCAATATTCCCAAACTTGACGATTTTATTCATAAAATATATATTAATGTTGCACGAAAAATATATAAAAATGTTTATTTATTTGAAATCAATATTGCGCCATTACAAGTCCAGAAAAATCACCGGGAACTTGAAGTTATTATTCAGGAATGTATTTTGAATACGGTCCGCGAAAGTATCCCGGTTGAATCTATTTTGCGGGCATATATGGATGAAACTGTCGAAGAAGATGTTGTCGAAGAAATCAAGGAACAGATTATTGAAGAACCCATTGCTCCTTCTGTTGCACATATTAATACCGAACAACAGTCCGTTAATACACCCGCTAATACATCTGCTAATACAATCACATCAATAGACGGTGAAAGTATGGTATCATCAACGGCATCATCAACGG